CCGCTCGACCGCCATCCGCCGGAATTCTTTCGAGTATCTTCCCACTCGTCTCTTTGCCACTCGCAGCTCCTTTCGCTGCAAAGTGTGCCTTATCCGAGTGTCTCAAGTTAAGGGTTCAGTCCACCGAAACCAGGCAATCCTCAGGAAGACGTTAAGTCGTTGAAAACAGTTGGTGGGCCCGCCAGGATTCGAACCTGGGACCAACGGATTATGAGTCCACTGCTCTAACCAGCTGAGCTACGGGCCCAACTTGTACAAAACTAGGCAATTGCGACGATTCTGGCATTCCGTGTTTTTGCTCTGGTGCCATGTAGGTGCCAGGCGCCCGCTTTTTTCGGCCTCTCTTTTACCAGGGTGTCGACCGCGGAGTGTAGGTGCCCGCGCGACAAATGCATGTAGCGCAACGTGGTCTGGATCCCCTTGTGGCCCATCAGCTCCTGAATGCTGCGCACGTCGGCTCCGGCCATAGCCAGGCGCGACCCGAAGGTATGCCGCAGGTCATGCCAGGTGAAATCCAAAATCTTCGCTTCCGCGCAGGCCGCCTCGAACCACCGGCGGAAGTCGCGCTGCTCCTCGGCTCCGCGATCGGGACAAACGAACGGCGCGCCGGCCGTCTGGCGGCGGAGCCGCGCGATCGCTGCTAGCGCGGTACGGTTCAGGGGAATATGCCGGCTCCCGGTTTTACCGGATTCCGGAACGATCAGGGTCTGGTGCTCGACGTCGACGTCCGACCAGCGCAGCGCATACTGTTCGCCGCGGCGCATCCCGGTGTTCAGCGCGAGCTCAAACTCCGCCAGGCCAGTGGGGTGAATCTTGCAAATTGATTTCCGCAGCCGTGGTTCTTCCTTGTCGGTGAGAAAACGGATCCGGCCTGGGCTCTCCCGGTATCGTTCCACCTTGGCCACCGGGTTCACCTGAATCGAGCCGGCCTCGACCCCGTGCGCGAAGACGCTGCTGAGCAGGGAACGGTAGCGGTTCGCGGTTCCGGTGGCGCGGCCCATCTCAACGAGGCCGGCGAGCATCTGGGAAATGGTGACCGCGGTGATGGAGGCCGCGGGAAGATCCCCGTACAAGGTGAGCAGCGGCTCGAGGCGGATCTCATCAGCGCGGTAGGACTTCGGCCGGATCCGGGTCCGCTTATGCTGCATTCGGGAGCTCGCGAGCTCGCGAAAGGTGGGCCCGTGCGACGCGGTCCGCGGCGCCTGGAATTTCCCTTCGCGGATTTCCTGGCGTCGCTGGTAGTAGGCCTCGACGGCGACCGATTCGCGTCCCACTTTTTCGCGGTGACGCGCGCCGGCTGCGTCCTGGTAGTTTATCCACCAGACGCCAGAACCCTTCGGTTTTTCAAATACTCCGCGCACGTCGAACCTTTGCCTTAGTGGACTGCCAGCCGGAGACCGCTTTGTTTTAATTGTACGGTGCGAATTCCTGGCTCTACCTGCGCCCCGGCCTGCAGGCGCTGCAGAAACCATTCTCTTTTTTCACGGAGGGCGAGGTCGGCCTGGCGTTTGGCTTCTCGCAGGAGGGCGAGTTCGGCCAAATCTTCCTGAGTAATTAGGATTTTCCTTCTCCAAGCTAGACCCTTCATGACCACAATTTTTTGTTCGCCCATGAACACGAGCTTCTGGTGATGGTGGTTTCGCGGCAGATTCACGACCGACCTCCCCTAGACCTGTTTGTTCTGTGTGTGTCCGCCCGTGATCGAGCGGCGTTTTTTCTGGACGCGGCGGTCAGTCTCTGCGGCCGATTCGATCAGCGACGCGCGTGACGGGGCCAGTTCCATCGCCCGCAAAGCGTGAAGTGATCCGATGGTGTCGTAGGCACTGAGCGCCCACTTGGCTAGCTTCCGAATGAAATCGGCTGGCGCCAGATCTTCGTCATCGGCTGCGGCGTCGACGCGCGTGGCAAATGCCGCGTCAACCCGAAACGAAAGCTGGACGTCTTTTCTAGGACTTTTTATAAGGCCCCTCTCAGTTTTGGTTTTCCACAAATCCACATCCATGCACAGGTACTTGTCACTGAGAGTCATTGAATATCAATGGGGGGGAGTGTTACAAGGAAATCATTGCTAGTCAATAGGTATCGATGGTAGGAAGTGGTTGCTGGTGGAGTTCAGCAAAAAATGACCAACCTGAAACGGAAACGACGGCCCACGCGGCTCGAGGGAGTGGCGGTCCAAATCGAGACGCGGAAGTGCAGCAAAATTCGCGCGCTGGCAAAAGAACAGAAGCGCTCGTTTGCGTTCATCGTTCGCGAGGCGATCGACTTCTATCTCGCGCGGCAAAGCGGAGAGGCGGCATGATCACCGACAAAGACAAAATGCTGTATTCGCGGAAGGAGGCTTCCGCGGCGCTGGCGCTGTCGGTGAGTTCGATCGACCAGCTCATCCTGAGCGCGCGGCTCCGCGTTCGCCGCATCGGGAGCCGGGTGCTCATCCCCAAGAGCGAGATCGAGAAACTGGCGCGCTCCGATATCGGGCGCATCTTCCCCCCGCAAATCAACGGCAAGTCGACCCGGCACTTCGCGCCTGCGAAGCCGGCGCCGGCGAACGCCATCTCCAAGTCCGCTTAGCAATCTAAAAGTGAGGAAAGGGATGAACGAACCCAGGCAAGAGGAAGTCAGTCTACAAAATCTTTGCGGTGGCGCGATCGAGGAAGTTTTCCAGCGCGAGTTTGCGAGTGTGCTGGCGAACATCGCCGACGTGAACACCGACCCGGAAGCGAAACGCAAAATCACGCTGGAGTTCACCATCGAGCCGTTCGAGGACCGCTCCGGCGCGCACATTACCTTCGCGTGCAAATCCAAGACGGTTCCGGTGGTGGCCGTGAAGGGCACCGTGTTCCTGCAGCGAAAAGGTCTGGGCCTGGTAGCTGTGCCGCACGATCCCAAGCAGTCGGTGCTTTTCGACGCGAAGAAGGCGGCCGCAAACGACGTGATGTAAGGAGGGTCCAAATGCAATACGAACCGGACGATGGCGACCTCATCGATGGAGTCGGTTTCGCCGACCCCGGCGGAAATTCCGCACTTCGAGCCGCAACGAAAAAGAACCCGCGCAATTTGCCGTGCCCAAACTGCGGCGCGAAAAACCGTCTCACTCGAGCCGACCGCGCTCGCGGCTACCAATGCGACAGTTGCGCGGACCAGTTGGAACGCGGCTACTAAAAGGTCTGGAACGGCCGTCAATTTTAATTGACTCCAGGGAGGGGTCGCCAATGTTGAAGGAATTTGTTGACAGAATTCTGTCGCTCGCCGTGCCGAACATCCACGAGGAAGGCGATCTCACGTACTCCGACAAACATCTGATCCTGATCACTCCGCCGATTCCCCCACCGCTCGATTGCTCGACGCTGCAGGGCTTGGTGGATCTGTACAACGGGAAACTGGACGACGGCGGCGACATGCTGGTGTGGATTGAATCGCCGACGAGGGTGGGGCTCGTGTCGCGCATGTCCGACTACTGGGGCCGACGGCGCGAGTGGGCCGTTGCCAAGCACCCGGAGTGCCAGGCTTTTCCGTTCGGCCGGTTCATGGATCCGGAGAGTTTCATCATCCAGGTGCAGGCCTCGTTCCAGCGCTTGCTTATCGACGACGCGCAGGACCTCGACTACGTTCTCAAAATCGCCAGCTCCATCAGTGCCGAGCAGGTGCAATCGAACGAGGACGACGGCATCGCACAACGCGTGGCGACCAAGTCCGGCGTGGTTCTTAAATCTGAGAAGGTGCTCCGCCCCATTGTGAACCTCGCGCCGTGGCGGACGTTCGCGGAGATCGACCAGGTGATGTCGCGGTTTGTTTTCCGCGCGCGCATCGGCTCGGACTCGGTGAACCTCGCGCTGTTCGAAGGCGACGGCGGCCGCTGGAAGCTCGGCGCCGTTTCCGCCATCAAGGCGTGGCTGCAGCCGAAGTTCGGCACGGTTCCGGTGATCTCGTAAGGGGCGCGACGTGGCAAAGATTCCCGGGATTTTCGAGAGGCCGCCGCGGTCCGGCACCTGGTGGGTGTCCTACATCGATGCCGATGGAGATCGGCACCGGGAGAAAGCGGGGCGCCGCACCCAGGCGATGGACCTGGTGGCTCGCCGGCGAATGGAGGTGAGAGACGGGCGGTTCATCGCGCCGACCAAGGGAGCGCGCCTCACGTTCCGCGACCTGGCGGCCGCGGCACTGGCGCAGAAAAAATTGAGGCTCGCTCCTCTCTCCTACATTACCGACCGCCGGCGCCTGGAAAAACTCCTGCCCTACATCGGCCATGTGCCGGCCGATCGCCTCACCCCCGATCGCATCGAGGAAACCCTGGCGCAGCTCCGCCGTTCGGTGTCGACGTCCACCACCAATCGGTACCGTTCCCTGATCGGGTCGATTTTTTCTTTTGCGGTGCGCGCCGGCCGTATCGCCATGAACCCGGTTAACCGGGTGAAGCGGTACCGCGAAAACGAATCGCGCCTGCGGTGGATGAAGGACTCCGAAGAGGCCGCGGTGCGCAAGCACCTGTCTGCGGAGCACGCGGCCGAGTTCGACCTGGCGCTGCACACCGGAATGCGGCGCGGGGAGCAATACGGTTTGAAGTGGAAGGATGTCGACCTCGAGCGCGGGATCCTGACCGTGCGCGGAAAAACCGGGCGCCGGCACGTCGTGGCCGGCAAAACCGCGATCAAGGCGCTGCGGGTCCTGCAGGGGCATACCGGCGCCGAAGAATTCGTCTCCACCGGCCACCACGGAACGCCCCAGCGGGATTGGCGGCGCTGGTTTGAAGACGCGCTCAAGAAAGCCGGCGTGAAAGATTTTCACTGGCACGACCTCCGGCATACGTTCGCCTCGCGCCTGGTGATGCGGCGCGTCGATATCCGGACGGTGCAGGAGCTCCTGGGTCACAAATCGATCGTGATGACCATGCGCTATGCGCACCTGTCTCGGGACCATCGCGCCGCGGCCGTGGAAAAAATGAACGGATGAATGTGGGAGTCGAAGGTCGACGAAGCTGGATTTACCGCGCGGTGATCTGCCGTTCGTGGCGCAGGAATAAATTCGCCATCGTGCATCGGTGTACGCGGGGGATCCTGCACGTTGGCTCCCACGTTTGTCGGTGCGGGTATCGGTGGCGGCGGTGAGGTGGATTCCGATGGGCTCGAACGATCGCTATAACCGGCAGTACAACACGCTCAGGGAAATGCCGGCGGAGGTCCTGGCGAACGTGGTTACGCACGATTTGCGCTCGCGGCCGATCGAGGAGTGGGTCGGGGTTCTGGCGACGCTGTTCGAGGAGATGCGCCTCGAGTACCGGGCGCCAGGTGAAATCGAGGAGCGGAAGTGCAGCTACTGTGACGCCATGACCAACCATCGGCTGGAAAAATTGAAGGACGTCGGGACCACGCTCGACCTTATTTTCCGGTGTGTGGATTGCGACAAGGTGACGCTGCCGTGAGCGACCCGGTGTGCGTCAACCATCCCGATCGCAAAGCCCACCGTATGGTGCCGAAGGTGGGCCCGATCTGCGATGAATGTTTTCGTCCTGGCGGCGCGCCCGGGACGATACCGCAAATCCGCGAGACGATCGCGCGGGTCGAAGAGACGGAAGACGCGAAAGAGGAGACGACAGTGGCTAAAAAAGAACCGCCGTTCTGTACCCAGTGCGCGGTGTCAAGCCGCGGGCTTTGAACGGGAACGCGCGCTTCGCGATCGCGATCGCAGAGCTCACCGCGGAGCGCGATCGCCTGCAGGGAATCATCGACCAGCTCGAGGCGATGTAGGTGGTTCACCGGCCAACGACGACGGTGATTAAAGAGGCGTTCGGATGCGCACGGCAGCCCGCCACAGAACTCATTGGGGAGCGAACCGCGTGAGGCCATACGAAGATTCCCGGGTCCGGCTCGATTGGGCTTTCAACAAGGCCGCGAAATTTCTGCGTCGGTTCGGCGGCGAGCTCGAGGGTTTCGGGCGGTTGCTGCAGCCGTACCAGATCAGCCGGATGCAGCTCCCGCTGGCGCGGCTCCTGCGCGCGGTGGCCAGGGCATCGGGAGGACGGCGCCGATGAAAGCACTTTCACTCACGCAGCCGTGGGCCTCGCTGATGTGCGACGGCCGCAAAACGATCGAGACCAGGTCCTGGGCGCCTCCGCTGTCGCTGATGGGCGAGCGGTTCGCGATCCACGCGGCGCGATCGATCATGCGCGGGCAGTGTTTCATGTTCGGGTACGAGCCGGAGCGGATCCCGCGGGGCGCGCTGCTTTGCACCGTGGAGTTAATCGGGTGCCTACGTACTCCGTTCCGGCCGGGCGCGATCGAGCTCCTTCTCGGCCGCCCACCATTTATCGAAGAGCGGCTGAACGAGTGGGATTTCGGAAACTTCGAAGACGGGCGTTATGCGTGGTTCATCCGCGACGTCCAGAAGTTCGCGGCGCCGATCCCGGCGATCGGGCGCTTGGGACTTTGGGAGTGCGGTCCGCTCGAGGTGCTCCTCGAGCTCGCGGCCCGCCGTCGCCGCCGGAAAAGTTCCCCCCTCAGACGAGGGGGCGAAGGAGGCAGAAAAAAAATGAACGTCCAAGCAAAGAAGGCGTACGAGGCTTACACGCAATCGATGCACGGATCCCATGCGTCGGCCCGGTACGAGAACCTGGCGCCGACGGAACGCGCGGCGTGGGATGCGGTGGCGGCCGCGCTGGGGCATGCGGCTCCGGCGGAGACGGAGGGTCGGAAGTATGCGGTGGGCGAGGAGGTCTAAAAAAAGGGGGGTCCAGCCGTCCTGGGCCCCTCGAAAATCCTGGCACCAGGAGTGGCACCAGACGGGTTTTGGAACGAAAACGTCAAAAACGGCCTCTACGCTCTACATAACGGGCCGGTTAAAACGCACGGTTTTACACGCAGGACTACGGGTCCTGTGGAAGAGGAGGCAAAATGACCGATCAACCCCCCAGGCCGACTACCGGCCAACCCGGCTCCGGCGGCGATCCAGGCCCCCGCCAGAACCCTCCCTGGGGCCGGGAAACTGGCAATACTGCAGCTCCCCCGGAGAGCAAGAAACGTATCTGTCCTGATTGCGGCTCAGACCTCGACATCCATCCCGAACCCGGGATGATCTACACGCGTTGCCCGCGCTGTTATCCAGCGGGGTCGACCTCTGAATTTGCAGCGGAGCGCGACCGCGCGGTGTCGCTCCTGTCGGCCGCCGCGCGCAGGATCATCGAGCGCGTCTATGAAATCTACCAGCCCGATTACATCAAGCGCTGCTATCTCAAAGAGCCCGACAGTTTCCTCGCGTTGGTGATAGGCCTCGACGACGCGCTGGACCGGGTTCTCTACTTACGTTCGACGCCAGGTCCCTTCGGTTGCTGTTCCTCTTGTGACCGGATTCTGGAGCTTTTGCCCCGATCCGGCCGCCTGAAAATCTGGGCGTGCCGCAATTGCAATCCGGATCGGTTCTCGGCGCTGGAGGTCCGCGAGGAATGAACACTAAAGTGTGCACCCGGCGAGTTCATTCTCACTCTCTCCTCCACGGGTTCTTTCGTCCTCGCCGCCGTCACCGTAGTTCGGGAATTTTTTTTTCAAAATCTAAGGCCCCAGGAGGCAAAAAGTGATGGAGAAACTTCTCGGGGTTCTCGCGGTTCTAGGTTTTCTGATTTTCGAGTTGTGTCTGTGGTACCTCTACCGGAAAATCCACGCCCTAACGATCAAAATCTGCACCGAGCTCGGGGAACGGGTTAAACGCCTCGAGGAGTTTCACACTCTGGGGACCGCAATCCGTATCGAGGCTCCCGTTTGCTGCAGTTGCGGCAGGGAGCTCGAGGCCTTGAGCAATCGCCGTTTCAAGATCTGGGGCTGCCAGGTTTGCAATGCCGATTATTTCACCGAGGAAGCACACCGGAAAGGCGGTGTGATGTGACGCTCGCGGAATGGACGGTGCAGATATCCGCGGAGCTCGAGGCGGCCGGGTTCGCGGTTTCCCAGTACGACGGTCTTCCCCTGGTGCCGCGGCCGGAATCTCACCACGAAACCGTCCGGCTCTTGAACTTCCAGACGTCGCTCGCGTGTGACCGCAGGATCTACAGCGAGGGGATGCTATTCGCTCCGCTCGGCTCGTATCAACTGGCCGAAATTGCCCGAGCAAAGGACCGAGATGCCGGCGCGGCTAAATGAACGGTCGTTCGAGATCCGGTGGTCCGACGGTTCTTGTGGAGACGCCGGGTGCGCGAGTCCATCGTGCGTGTGCGCGCTCTGCGCCAGGCCGATCGGAGTTAGCGCAGACGATCCGCGCTGGTGGGTTCATCGGGAGGAGTGCCTGGGCTGCGAGCTCTGCGAGGACCAGGTCCCGATCATGCTCTGGCGGAATGTGGGAAACGGCAAGACCCTGCAGCAGGCCGCGTTCCACGGTCGGTGTTTCAAAAAACTTCTGGAGTGAAGGGAGGCGATGAATGCCCCGAAAAAAAGTGAAGACGGCCTCGGCGTGGAAGGTCGGGCAGTGGGTTCGCTTCGCTCACGAGGCGCTCGAGCGCCCCAGTTTCAAAATCGCGGCGATCAATAAAGACGGGATGCTCGAGCTCGAGGACTGGACCGGCTGGTTCCATCCGGAAATTTTCGTGGCCGGCAAACCCAGGTGAACCGTGAGCGGGGAGTCACGGTTAAAGTTTTTCGGGTGCTGGTGCAGCGTACCGAGTTTGGGGAGAGGCTCTGTGTTCGGGAGACGTGCTATGCGGTCGAAAGGTCAACGGGTAGTGGAGGCGCTGATGCCATGTTCGCGGGTCAAGCTGGCGGATGGGATGGTGGCGATCGTGTGCGGGAAGATGCGGCGGCTGCCGAAATGCCGTTTTTGCGGCGAACCGAGCACTAAACTCTGCGACAAAATCCTGGCGACGACCATCGCCGGCGCCGAGCTCACCTGCGACAACCCGATCTGTGGCGGGTGCGCGAGCTCCGTTGGCCCCGATAAAGATTTTTGCCCGAGGCACTCATGAAAATCCGGACTACTCCCACCTGCCACCGGCGGCAAAGGTTCGTGAGTCTGGGCATCGCCGCGGAAACCTCGGTGTTTCTCCGCCAGCACGGCGCCGACGTCCAGTTCTGTCCGGAGCGATGTTCCGCCTGTAATTATTTCCACCTGGTGTGGGCCCGGCGCCCGGTTGTGCAGCCCGTGGTTTTGGAGAAAGCAAAAAGGAGAAGCGCGCATGCCTGAAAAACTGACATCCGTTTCGCTAGCCTATGTTCCGGGTCTGCGGGGAGAAGTGGCGCTGTGCATCCGGACGGACCAGGGCGACTACACTGCCACCGCGACAACCTTGCGGCAGATTCGCGCGAAAGCGCAGGCGCTCGCGGCCGCGTTCCCTGAGCTCGTGGAGATCATGCGGCTGTTCGCGGATCCGGACGTTGGCGGCATGCCGGATATTTTGGAGGATAGAAAAAATGTTTCCCATTAAACCAGGGCGGTGCCGGGTGTGCGGATGTACCGAAGACCATCCTTGCCTGTCCACCGAGGACGGCGTTCGCGTGGTGGCGTGCGCCTGGCTCGATACCGGCCGGACGCTGTGCTCGAATGTCGCTTGCGTTGGAGCGATTCCCCTCGCCGCATTGCTGGCGATGCCGGCGGCGAATCCTTTTGGTGGGTTTTGACCGAGTATCCGTTCCCGGTGGAGTTCAACAGCGCGCGGTACACCCGGCTGTATCTCTACTCCCAGGCGAACGAGGCGCGCGTGCAGGCCGACGTGATCACCTTGCTTCGCTCCTACGGGGTCGACGCGTGTGCGATCGATGCCGGCGGCCGACGAGCGCGCGGCCGGATGATGGCGGCCGCGAAGAGCGCCGGCGTCGCGCTCGCGGGAATCCAAAACGTAAAAACCGGATCCGCAATTCCGGCCGGGTTCGCGGATGTGGAAGCGACGCTCGCGCCGGACGGCCGCGCGCTGTACATCGAAATCAAGGCGCCGGCGTGGATAAATTCTGACGGGAGCCTGATTCGGCGCGCGGGAAAACCGAGCGCCGAGCAGCTCGAGTTCCTGATGTCCAAACATCGCCGCGGCGCGCTGGTGCTGATTGCGTGGTCGGCGACCGACGTGAACGAATGGTTCCAGACCGAGCTCGCCGAAAACCAACGGGCGCTGCGAAGAGCGACCTGCAGATGAAACTTAAGTTTCGCTACGTGGCGATCGATCCCGCGCGCTCCTCGCTCGCGCGTGAGCTCGGGAAGGCCTCCTACCTCGACGAGTTCCTAACCCACTGCCAGACCGATGCCCGCGGCCGGGTCAATTACGGACGGCCGATTACCTACAAGTGGATCTGCGGCCGGATGAAAATCTCGGTATGCCGGAAGACGCTGCAGCGGTGGATGGGACGGCTGCAGGATCTCGCGCGCGTCGAAGTGGTGGCTGCTCCGGGTGGGATGCGGGTGCGAATTCTGAATCAAAAAAAATGGCCGAGCTCCGCCCAGCTATCGCTTTTCCCGGCGCCCGCTCCGCGGTGCATTTCCTCTGGGAAACCTTGTGCAAAACCAGCGGAAAAGCTGTGGGGTCCAGTAGTTCTGGGCCGGACAAAAATGTCACCCCCCCCCGGACAAAAATGTCACCCCGGTGGGGTCTAAGTTTTTGATTTTGCGGCTAGTTGGAAACCCGTTAGGAGTAAGTCTGAGGAGAAGTACTCAAACAGCGGTCGAATCCCCAGGCCGGAGACGGTTTTGATGCGGAAAAACCAGCGGACCACGGTACACGTCCAGGTCGGCCGTGGGAAAAAGCTCCTCGAGGACCGTGGCGATATCGCCGGCGCAGAGCTCGAGCAAAACCGTTCCCTGGAAGTACTCCGGCTGCAGGCGCAGCTCCGCAGCGCACAAACGGAGACGGTTCTTTACGGCCAGCAATCGGGCGCGTGTGTCCATGACGGTCCTTTCAGTTTATCAAGAAACCAATGACCAAAAACCATCGAGAAACGGAGATTTCGAAGATCGGGGTCACCTCGCGGAATTGCGCATTTCCCGAATTTAAGTGTTCCGCCTGCAGCACGATTTTCGTGTACGAGTCCGACGAGGATCTCCTGGCCGAAGGCATGCGCGCTCCGGCGTTTTGCCCGATCTGCGGAAGGAGCAACGGCTCGTGAGCGGATCCGAGTGGCTCCTGCTGGCAGGGATTTACTGCATCCCGGTGGTTCTGTGGTTGATCGAATATCGCCGGAGAGTGAGGCGCGAACGGCAATGGGACGAAAGGCAGCGTCGGTGGTTCAGGCGAAAATAGCATCGATCCGGAAGCGGATCCGCAAGCTGCTCAGGTGGATCCGGGTCCGAGCGAGGAAAAAATGAAAACCGCGAAGACAATCGTCGGGGTTGAAAAATCATCGACCGAAAAAGGACGGTGGCTCCTGAAGTTGGAGTGTGGTCACGAGTTCTGGGTTTCGCAGCCCCGCAAACCGAACCAAAAAACCACGATGTGTGCTGAATGCGAAGAGCTTCGGCATAACCCATTGTCTGCAAATTCAAAATAGGGAGTGGCGACGATGCGCGGATCAGACTACTTTTGGCTTGTGGTGTGTGGCCTGCTGGCTCGTTTTATTTTCGGGATGCTCGGCGACCGACCTCTCGAGGCGACGGACTATTTCACTCTGTTCGGTTGCTTCCTGGTGGTGGTGCTGGCGCTGAGACTGGCTCGCAGGATAACCTCGCCGGAATTCCTGGCTGAGCTCGCGGAGCTCCGCCGGCAGAAGGAGGACCGCGGTGCTCGCCGAAAAGATTTTCCCGATGATTAAAGCGCTCGAGAACGACCCCAGGATCGTCGAGCGGGCGAGTGAGCTCGACGAAAACCTCCCGTTTAAGGAAACCGTCATCGGCATGGATTCGGCTCCCGAATCTGTCCGGTGGTCGGCCTGCTGTTTTCTTCTCCGTTCGATGCACGCGGCTCTGCTGATCGCGAACCACGAAGCCTGGTGCGATAGCGGCGCCGCGCTGCTGTTCATGGTTCGGCGCTGGCAGGAGCAAGGCGGCAGCTCCGTTTCCGAGTACGGACCGAATTGAAGATTCGCGCGCGCATCGCCGGGTTCCTGCTCTGTTTTTTCGGTTTCCACGATCGCCAGTTTCCCGGGAATCGGTGTCAGCGGTGCAATCGCAAGGACCGGCGACGATGACGTTACCCGCGAGCCGTTTGGATTTGAAAAAGCGCCGGTGGGTTGAAGGCGAATCGCGGCCGTGTAAGCTGTGCGGAACCCCGATCGAGTTCTGGCGCTCTCCGGATACCGGCAAAATTCATCCCCTCGAGGTCCGCGCGGAATTGGATTGGGTTCTGGATACGCATTTTCGCTACTGTCCGCGGGGCGAGGAAATGAAGAAACGGAACGCGCCTGCCAAAAAGGCGATCCCGAAAACCGGAAATTTGTTTCCATGAACACCAGCGTCGATATCGATATCAGCCTGGCGCTCAAGGTCACGGCTCAGGCCATCCGAAAAATTCCGTACGCGACCAACAACGCGATCACTCGCGTCGCTAAGGAAATGGTCGATGCCGGCAGAGCGGAAATCTCAGCGCACTTCCAAATCCGAAAAAACTTCATTCTGACCCGCCTGAAAATCCTGCAGTATTCCCGAGTCTCGAATCTCACGGCCATCGTGGGAATCGATACCGCGGTGCAGGGATCTCCGTTGCTCCTGGGGATTTTCGAAGAAGGCGGAACGAAGGAACCGGATAACGGTTCCGGAATCGCGGTTCCGATCACGGGTTCGCCGGCGCGGCCCACGTTTTCGGATGCGGTGGTTCGCGCGCTGCAATATACGAAGCTGCAGCTCTCGACCACCGCGACCGATCAATCGATTCGCGGTCTGCAGCACACTTACGTGGTTCCCGGTGTTGGCGTTTTTGAACGGGTTGCTCCCGGGAACGATCCGGGTGCAACGGTTCTGATCTATGCTTTTGAACCAAGCGCGCCGTTGAAAAAGCGGATAAGTCTGATCCAGGTGATGAGTGATATCGTGAGCGCGCGCTTCAATCCGATTTTCTGGCAAGAGTATGCGAACGAAATCGCTCAGCAGAAACCAGCGAGGTAGAAATGGATGGCAAGTCGTTTTATTGGCTGCCTCGCTGGGTTGCACCAGTAGGGCGACGCCCGCCGGAACCGGAACCTGGTATTGGCGCACAAGGAGAACCTGTGCCGATATATCCGCCATTGATGTGGATTCCGCGAGCTGTGCAGAACACCGTTTACGTGAACCTCGCTCATGTGTACGGCGTTCGTCACGGAGTCAGTTCTTCGCTGGTGTGTGCGGTGTGCGAGCAGGAAAGTGGAAAACGGAATGCTGTTATTCCTGCCGGCTTAGAAGATTGGGATCCAAATGCTACGCGCTTTGAACCCGCTTTTGAAACCCGTTATATAAAACCCGCAAATCCATCGATGCCATCCACCGAAGATCTGACTCTCGCGATGAGTTTTGGGTTTATGCAGGTGATGGGTCAGACGGCTCGCGAGCTCGGGTACACTGGGCGGTTCCTGACCGGGTTGTGTGATCCGGAAACCGGCCTCGAGTTCGGGTGTCGCAAGCTGGCGCGCTGCATGGCCGAGGTGAACAACGACCCGCCTGCCGCGCTCCTGCGGTACAACGGCGGTTCCGATCCCGTCTACCCGCACCTAGTGCTCGCTCGCATGCTGAAGTACGCATAGGCCGGTTCCATCGTTATGTCGATAGGTGTCAATGTGTTGCGCGTTCGTTCGTTCGTGCGCGCGGTAGGAAACCGGCCACGTTGTTGTGTTTTTTGTGTGACTCTTTTTTTTCGCGGGTCCTTTCGCGGAAGGTGGCCGTCGAGGGTGACGGCGCGGTCGATTATTGTCCTGCGACTAAACTTTTTGAACGGACTTGACTATAGTACCGGCGGAGGCGGGCCCCGTGAAAATCCAGACGCTCAGCGTCGACAAAATATTCCCGTACAAGCAGAACCCTCGCCGCAACGAGGACGCGATCGCCAAAGTCGCCGCCTCCATTCAGGAATTCGGTTTCAAGCAGCCCATCGTGGTGGACAAGGACCGGGTCATCATCGTCGGCCACACCCGTTTGCTGGCGGCGCTCCGCCTGGGCCTCACCGAGGTCCCGGTGCTGGTGGCCGACGAGCTCACGCCGGCGCAGGTCAAAGCGTATCGGCTCGCGGATAACCGCGCGGGCGAAGAGGCGACCTGGGATCCGGAGCTCCTGGCGCTCGAGCTCGGCGATTTGTCGAAGCTGGGGTTCAACCTGACCGTCACCGGGTTCGACCCGGACGAGATCTCCTCGCTGCTGAAAACGGATTCGGGCGGTTTGCTTCCTGGCGCCGATGAGGACGATGCCCCGTCGCTCCCCGCGAAGCCGATCACCACGCGCGGCGCGCTCATTGAGCTCGGCGCGCACCGTTTGGTCTGCGGCGACTCGACCGACCCGTTCGCCATCGAGAAACTTTTCGTGGGGAAGCTCGCGGATGCGGTGTTTACCGACCCGCCTTACAACGTGGGCTATGTCGGCAAAACGAAAGACGCGCTCACCATCGACAACGATCGCCAGGACGGCGATAAGTTCCGGCAGTTCCTACTCCGCGCGTTCCAGGTCATGTTCCGGGTGCTGAAGGATGGCGGCTCCATCTATGTGTGCCATGCGGATACCGAGGGTTTGAAATTCCGGAGCACGTTCGAGGAGGCCGGGTTCAAGCTCGCCGGCTGTCTGATCTGGGCGAAGGACTCTATGGTGATGGGTCGCTCCGATTACCAATGGCAGCACGAGCCGATTCTGTACGGCTGGAAGCCCACGGGCGCGCACAAATGGTACGGCGACCGGAAATCCACCACCATGTCGGAGTTCATGCTGGAGGCCCCGCTCACTCCGATCGACGGCGGGAAGCGGTGGCGCCTGCACCTGGGCGATCAGTGGTTCGAGATCGATGGCGAGAAACTTTCGGTGACCGAAGTTCCCACGACGGTTTCCAAAATCAAACGGCCGACCCGGAGTCTCGAGCACCCGACCATGAAACCGATTGCGCTGATCGACAAGTTTCTAAAAAATTCCACGAAAAAGGGCGATATCGTTTTCGATGGGTTCGCCGGCTCCGGGTCGACGCTGGTGTCCTGCGAAAAATTGCGGCGGACCGCGTACCTCTGCGAGCTCGACCCGAAGTACTGCGATGTGATTGTGAAACGGTGGGAGACGGTCACCGGCCGAAGGGCTAAAAGATAAATGGCGACGGTCAACGCAGAACGGTTATCGCAGGCGCTCCATCTTTCCGAGGCTCGCGTTTACCAGCTCGTGAAGGAAGGCCTCCCGAAAGAAGGGAAGGGACAATACGATCCGATCAAATGCATGTATTGGTACATCTGCTACCTGCAGGCCGCGCTCGAAAAAAAATCCGTGCCCACGCTGGACGGCGGCTACGCCGGCGAAAAAGACCAACGGGTCCGGTTGCTCACGGTGGACGCCAACCTGAAGGAATTGCAGTTCGCGAAGGAGCGAGGCGACGTCATCCTAATCGCGGAAAGTGAAAAAATCATGAGCGACCTGGTGCTCACGACCAAAGCGCGGATCATGGCCATCGGTGCGCGCGTGGCCCCGGACCTGGTGGGCGAAACTTCCCGGGTAATGATCCAGGCTAAAATCGAGAAGGCGCTGAAGGAAGCGCTCGCCTATCTAGCAAAGGCGGGCGCCGATGGAACTGCAGCAAAGCAACCCAGCTAACCTCGCCGCGCAAGCCGCGCGCGTCTATTCGCTTTTCGACCCTCCCCCCGATATCACCGTGTCCGAGTGGGCGATCCAGAACCGGATTATGCCCAAGGGAACCACCGCGCGCCCGGGCCCGTTCCGGCCGGAGGTGTTCCAGGTCGAAATGATGGACGTGATTCTGGATCCCAACGTCCACGAAGTGGTGGTGATGAAGCCGACGCAGATCGGCTACTCCGAAGCGGTCCTAAACAATATCGTGGGCTACTACGTGTGCGCGGATGCACGTCCGATGATGATGGTGCAGCCCACCATCGAGAACGCCAAGGACTACGGCAAGAAAAAAATCACCCCCATGATCGACGCGACGCCGGCGCTGTCCGCGAAGATCCGCCCGGTGACCACGCGGCGCGCCGGGAACACCCTTGCGTTGAAGGAATTTCCCGGCGGGTTCCTGAAACTCACCGGCGCAAACTCCGGCGCAGGCCTCCGCTCGGATGCGGTCCCTGTAGTTTTGTTCGATGAAGTAGACGCATACCCGATAGATGTGGATGGGGAGGGTGACCCGCTGGCCATCGGGACGCGGCGGACCGATTCGTTCGCCGATTACAAAATCGTCAAAGGATCCACGCCGGCGAAACCGAAAGGGGTTTCCCCGATCGAGGCGGCCTATAAAAAATCCGACCAGCGGCGGTTCTACGTTCCATGCCCGTTCTGTAAACACCCGCAGACGCTCCGCTGGCGCGACGAACCCGAGAAGGAAGGCGACCCGCCCGGGATGTACCGTCTCACCTATGAAGTCCGGCCGGACGGGTCCATCGTGCCCGAATCGGTGGCGTACATCTGTGAGAACTGCAATGGCCGGATTCCGGAACGGTACAAGCAGCAGATGCTCAACGCCGGGACGTGGATTGCAAAATATCCGGAGCGGCCCATCGTGGGGTTTCACATCAACGCGCTGTACTCCCCGTGGCGGGATCTCTGGGCGCAGCTCGCGGATGAATGGCACGAGGCGACCGCGCGCGAACGGAACCCCGAGAAATTGAAAGCGTTCATCAACCTGCGCCTGGCCGAAACCTACGAGGAGGACGCGGAGGCGGTGGCGCCGTCCGCGCTCCGGAACCGCGTCGAGAAATACCTGGCGGAAGTTCCCCGCGGCGTGGGGATCCTGACCGCGGCGGTCGACGTCCAGGGCGACCGCCTCGAGGCGGTGGTGAAAGGCTGGGGCGCCGGCGAGGAGTCCTGGCTAATCGATTACCAACAATTTTTCGGCGACCCCGGCCAGGACGCGGTCTGGCTCGAGCTCGACGAGTTCCTACTCCGCCCGTTCACCCACGAATCCGGGGCGGTCCTGCGGATCCGCGCGACGATGGTGGATTCCGGCGGTAGTCACGCGGATTCGGTATACCGTTTCGCCCGGGCGCGCCAGGGGCGCCGGGTCTGGGCGATCAAGGGCTCGAGCGAATCCGGAAAGGAGATCCTGGGGAAATCATCCACCAACAACTCCTACAAGGTCCGGCTCTGGTTCATCGGCACCGATACCGCGAAGGACCGAATCTTCGCGCGGATGAAAGTCCCGGCGCCCGGGCCCGCTTATATGCACCTTCCGGATTGGGTCACCAACGAGTACCTCGAGCAGCTCACTTCGGAGAAAGCGGTCCGCCGGTACCGGAAGAACCGCGGCGCCGTGCGCGAATACCAAAAAATCCGGACGCGCAACGAGGCGCTCGACCTCGAGGTCTATTCGCTCGCGTGCCTCTATTCTTTCGGGCAGCAAACGTTGCGGGAGCTGAAGGCCCGGGCGGAATTGTTGAACGCGGGGAAAGCCGGCGAGGCCGTGGAGGCTCCGAAAAACCGCGGGATCCGGAACCCAGGCGTCGGCTAGAAAACCTGGTTGGCCCGTCTAGGTGGACTCCAAACGCATTCACGTAGTGTCATTGACGCGCGTTGGTTGTCAAATTCCTTGGCGTCTGCCCGGCTGTCGCGATAGTCTCAGGGCCGATGCCATTCCCCGCACCCGCGATTTCCCTGGCGCAAGCCCAGGCCCAGCTCACCTTATGGCTCGCCGCGGAAGCGCAAATTTCCACCACCGGACAGGAATATTCAGTTCAAGGCCGCGCGTACCGGGCCGCCGACCTCGGGCACGTCGCCGAGCGGATCACGTTCTATCAGCAGCTCGTTGACCGCCTGTCCAACTCGCCGCGCGGCGGTGTGCGCGTGCGTCGGGCAGTTCCCTTGGATTACCTCTAATTAAATGGAAACCACCAAGCTGCCGGATCCGACGTTGCTCGAGCGCGCCATCGAATACGTCTCGCCGAGGTGGGCAGCCCAGCGACTGAAACAGCGGGCGATGATGGCCATCGTCGGTGGCTACATCGGCGGCCGCTATGACAAAACTTCCACGCGGTCCTGGTTCACCACGGCCCAGAGCGCCGACGTTGACACCGTTTACGATTTGTTCACCCTGCGGGCGCGCTCGCGGGACCTGATACGAAACTCCCCGATGGCCACCGGATCCGTGGGGACGATCGCGACGAACGTGATCGGCTCCGGGTTGTCGCTGATGGCGCAGCCCGACGCGGCGTTCCTGAAAATAAAGCCCGACGATGCCGCGGAGTGGGTGCAAACCGTCGAGCGGGAGTTCCGGTGCTGGTGCGAGAGTCCGGAGTGCGATGTCACCCGCACCCAGAATTTTTACGGTTTACAGGCGCTCGCGTTCCGTTCCACGTTGGAGTCAGGGGATTGCTTCGCGCTGCTCCCAATGGCCGGCGGCGCGAAGACCAGCCCGTATTCGCTGCAGATCCAGCTAATCGAGGCCGACCGCATCGGCACGCCGGGCGCGTTCGGAATTGTGGCCGTGCCCGGCGGTGTGCCCAACGTATACGGGCAGCAGCTCGCTCCAGGGCTCAACGGCGCGGGCGCCGGGAACCGAATCGTCGCCGGCGTGGAGGTGAACCCCACCGGCGCGCCGGTTGCCTACCACATTTCCACGCAGCACCCCGGGGATGTCGCTGTCGGGGCGATCAAATGGAACCGCGTGCCCGCGTTCGGATCCAAAACCGGGATGCGGAACGTCCTGCACATGTTCGAGCGATCGCGGCCTGGCCAGAACCGCGGCGTTCCGATTCTCGCCCCGGTGGTCGAGCAGCTTAAGCAGCTCGACCGCTACTCCGAGGCCGAGCTCATGGCCTCGGTTGTTTCCGCGATGTTCACCGTTTTCGTTGAAACGGAATCAGGGACCGGCCTCGATGGAGAAGGGCTCCCGCTTCCGACCGGGTCCAACACCGGAGTGGCCGGCACCCGCCTTCTCGACAACTCGAAAAATCAAATCGGGATGGGCAACGGGTCGATCATCGACCTGGTGCCTGGTGAAAAGGTTTCGTTCGCGAACCCCGGGCGCCCGAATACCGCGTTCGATCCGTTCGTGACCTCAATTCTCCGCGGGGTCGGTGTTGCGATCGGCCTGCCCTATGAGGTCCTGGTGAAACATTTCACCGCGAGCTATTCCGCAGCTCGAGCAGCGCTCCTGCAGGCCTGGCAGATGTTTAAACTCCGGCGCGATTTTATGTCGACGCAGTTTTGCAACCCGGTGTATGAGGCGTGGATGTGCGAGGCGGTCGCCAGCGGCCGCATCAGCGCGCCTGGTTTTTTCGACGACCCGATGATCCGGCGCGCGTACCTTGCTTGCTCCTGGGTTGGCGACGCTCCCCTGCAGATCGATCCGCTCAAGGAAATCCAGGCCTGCGAGCTCCGGCTGCAGGTCGGTGTCTCGGATCTGAAATCCGAAACGATGGAGCTCCGCGGCGTCGATTGGGAAGTGGTTCACGAGCAACAAGTCCGCGAGAAAGAAGCGCGGGTCAAAGGCGGCCTCGAGGCGGAAGCGATCCAGCCGATCAAACCTTTGGGCCCGAAGGGGTCGGAGAACCCGGCGCCCGTCGGGCCGACCACCGCGAAGCCGACAGAGCCGGGCCAAACAGCGAAGCCTGGCACGGTCCCAGCTCCGCCAAATCAGGAATCGGGAGACGGCGACAATGAGACTAATTGACGTCATGAATGCCCCTTGGGCAATCGTTCCGGAAAAGTTCCTCGAGATCCAGGCGATCTACGCGACCCACCTGCGCGGCGAGAAGATCGATCTCGAAAGCCTGGCTCTCAAAATCCGGCAGCCGAACAGCAGCCACGTCGCTTACGCGCTGGACGGGACCACCGCGATCATCGAGATCGACGGTGTCCTGGGCAAAAAAATGAATTTGTTTTCCTCGATCTCCGGCGGCGCCTCGACCCAGATCATCGGCCGGGACATCCAGTTAGCGTTGGAGGATCCCAACGTGAAATCGATTCTGCTGGCGATCGATTCGCCTGGCGGGACGGTGGACGGCACCGAACCTCTGGCGGACCAGATCTTCGCGGCGCGCGGAAAGAAACCAATCGTTGCGTTGGCCGACGGACTGATGGGGTCCGCGGCCTACTGGATTGGTTCCGCGGCGGACCAGGTGTTCGCCGCGGATAACTCCACGAAGGTCGGCTCCATCGGTGTGGTGGCGACCCACGAGGACTACTCCCAGGCCGAGCACGCTGCCGGCGTGAAGGTGACCGAGATCACCGCGGGCAAATATAAACGCGTGGCCTCGGCGCACGAGCCACTGTCCCAGGAAGGCCGCGCATCGATTCAGGAAATGGTCGACCAGGTATACGCCACGTTCATCGACGGGGTTGCGCGGAACCGCGGGGTGAGCGCCGACAAAGTCGCCGAAAAAATGGGCGACGGAAAAGTTTTCTTGGGGAAGCAGGCGGTGAAGGCAGGCCTGGTGGACGGTGTTTCCACGCAGGCCTCGCTGGTGCGTTCCCTAAACCAGAAAGCAGCAAAAAACTTTCAACGGGCGGTTGCCCAATTCGCAGGCGAACGACTAGAGAGGATCAAATGAGCGACCCAAAAGAACCAGTTGTACTCACGCCCGATTTGCGCGCGCAGCTCGCCCCTGAATTTAAAGCGATCGAAGATGCTTTTTTCGCGAAGGGGCAGGCCTCCGGCGCAACGGCGGAACGTGAGCGTATACAGGCGGTCGAGGCTCAGCTTATGCCGGGCCACGAGAAGCTAATCGCGGATCTGAAATTCGACGGGAAGACCACCGGATCTGAGGCCGCGGTGAAGGTCCTGCAGGCGGAGAAGGCGAAGAACGCTGCGAAGCTCACGGAGATCCGCAAGGACGCTCCGGCCGCGGTCGAAGCTGTCGCGACCGAGGAAGAAATCGCCAAGGCGAAGCTGCCGAAAACCCCGCAGGAGCAGGCGGCTCTGGGCGTGAAGATGGCGGCGGAAGCGAAGACCTACCACGGCCAGCAACACGCGGGCGGCAACCCAATCACCATGACGGAAGCGACGCAGTTCGTTTACGTCAGGGCGGGGATTCCCATGCGGTAGTAGGACGGGCCCCGTTTTTTCTACGCACCAGGTGCTGCTGTAAAAATCTCGATTTGAAGGAGCGGTTCAGTGTCGAATCCAATTCTCAAGAAAAGTTATACCGCGGGCTCGGTCCCGATCAACGCCAGGACGTTCGTGAAGTTTGGCGCCGCATCGGGCGAGGTCGTTCCATCGGCCGCGGGCGCGGACGCCTCGATCGGAGTCACGGATCAGTTTTGCGATCCGCTTTTGGGCGATCGGTTGGACGTCTGCGTCGAGGGAATCGCGGACGTGCAGTCGGGCGCCGGCGCGATAAACCGTGGGGATTTTGTGATGTCCGATGCGAACGGGAACGCCGTCACCTGGGTCACCCCTGGGCGGGTGTGCGGTACCGCGTTCGAGTCGGCGGCCGCCGGCGACGTCATTCCCGTGGATCTGCACTTCGGGCACTAAAAAACTTCTGCCCGTGCTCGCTTGAAGCGCGCATGGCGGCTCGAAAAATCTCGCAGTAAGGATGGCTGATTGTGAATTCACCAATTCCAGTACTACCGTATCTCACCAGCATCGCGCTGAACTATAAGAACGTCAGTCTGATCGCTGACAACGTTCTCCCGCGGGTGCCGGTGGGAAAGCAATTGTTTCGCTACCTCGCTTATCCGCAAGGCGACCAGTTCACCGTTCCCGACACCAAAGTCGGGCGCACGTCGAAGGTGAACCAAGTTGAATTCGGAGCCACGGCGCTGACCGCGTCGACGGTCGACTACGCGCTCGACAATCCCATTCCGCAGATCGATGTGTTGAACGCGGTTGGGACGGGCTACGACCCGGAGTCCCGCGGTGTCGAATTAACCACCGACCTCATCTTGCTCGACCGGGAAGTCCGCGCGGCGAGCCTGGTGTTCAGTGTTGGCGGCTACGATTCGGCGCACAAGGAAGTGCTCACCTACCCGTGGGATAACGCGACCAGCTCGACCCCGATCGAGGACATCACGTCGGCTCTCGATTCGATGCTCATGCGGCCGAACATCATGGTGCTGGGAAACTCGGTAGCGACCGCGCTGCAGACGAACCCCGCCATCCTGAAAGCGTTTTATGGAAACCTGGGCGACAGTGGAATCGTTCCCGTCCAGTTTCTCGCGACGCTGTTCGGGCTCGACGCGGTCTATGTCGGGCGCGGATGGCTCAACATTGCAAAGCCGGGCCAGCCGGTGACCCTGCAGCGTGTGTGGGGAAACATGGCGGCGCTGATCTACCGGAATTCACTGGCCACGGCCGACCAGGGAATGTCTTTCGGTTTGACGGCGCAGTTCGAAGAGCGGTACGCCGGCCGAATCATCGACCAGGATCTCGGCATGCGTGGCGGAGTTCGGGTCCGGGTCGGGGAATCGGTAAAAGAATTAATTCTCGCGCCCGACCTCGGGTTCCTGTTTGAAAACGCGCACTCGTAATCGCTCCAGGCTGTGAACCGCCGGCTCTGGCAGGAGCCGGCGGCAGTTTTTTTCAAATTCAAAAAAAAAGAGGACACCGACATGACCGATCCAGCAAGACCAACGGGGAAACCGGGAACGACGGGCCAGAAGTACCGCGCTCTGCAGAATATTTCGTTTGGGAAAGATCGACCAGCAGTGGGTCCCGGCGATATTTTCCAGCTCGACGATGCGGCCCAGGCGAAGGATTTGCTCGCGAAGGGTTACATCTCGACCAACGTCGCTCCGAAAGCTCCGGCGCCCGGTACCGCGGGCCCGGCCAGCGGATCCGGACAGCAGGGTGGGCAGCAAGGCGGGGAACCCGCTGGCGCCGCGGCTACCCGTGGCAACGATGCGGACGACAAGAACGCGGGCGTCATCAAGTAGCGGATGTCACCATTCGCTGATTCCGACATTCCAGCGATGATCGGGCGTTTTGGTTCCCCGATCACCATCGCTGGAATTGCGGGCATCGCGCTGGTGGACGCGCAGGACCAGGCGTTCAATTCTGACGGGCAGGACGGTGTCACCGTCATGCCCGTCACCTCCGCGATCATCCAGACCTCCGCGTTCCCGAATATTTCAATCGATGACGCGGTGCTCCTGAACGGAATCGATTACACGGTCCGCGACCGGATGCGAATAGACGACGGCGCGCTCACCAAAGTTTTTCTAGGGACCGCAGCTACGCTGTACGACGGCGGCGGGTTCCCCGATGCACCGGAAGAGGAAATCGACGGCGGGAGTTTTTAGTTGAGCACCACGATCAAAATTCGGCGGGGTTTGAAGTCGGCGCTGCCGGCGGCCGCGTCGCTGGGCGAACTGCTGTTCTGCACCGACGTGTCGGAGTTGTGGATTGGAACGGGAACGGGAATTGAGCCGGTGGTGGTGGTTGGCGCGGAAGGATTGGCGACGGAAGTCACGCGCGCGGAAACGGCGGAAGGAGCGCTCGCGGCGGAGATAGCTACGGTGGTTGAGGCGGCGGTGGTAGCAGAGACGGCCAGGGCGGAGGCCGCGGAGAGCGGGCTAGCGGCGGCGACCGCGGCGGAGCGCACGCGGGCGTTGGCGGCCGAGGCGCTGGCGGCGTCGCTCGTGTCGGTGACGGCGGCGGTTGCGGTGGAGACGGCCCGGGCGGCGGCGGCGGAAGCGGTGGACGCGAGCGCGGTTTCCGTGGAGACGGCGAGAGCGGAAGCGGAAGAAACGATTCTAGCGGCGGCGATTGCGGCGGAAGTCACGCGCGCGGAAGCGGCCGAGTCGGCGGTGGAAGTGGCGGCGGAAGGATTCGCGACGGCGGCGGTTGCGGCGTTAGTCAATTCGGCGCCTGCTCTGCTGGACACGTTGGGGGAAATCGATGCGGCGCTGAACGACAATCCAAATTTTGGCGCAACGATGACAGCGTCCCTGGCGACGAACGCGGCGGCGATCCTGGCGGAGACGGAGCGCGCGGAAGCGGCCGAGTCGGCGCTTGCGACGCCTGCGGGAGTGGCGGCGGCGGTTGCGGTCGAAACGGGAAGGGCGGAGACGGCGGAAGCGGGGAACGCGGCGGCGGTTGCGACGGAGACGGCGAGAGCGACGGCGGCGGAGTCAACGAACGCCACGGCGATTGTAGCGAACGCGGCGGGGATCGTCACGGAGCGGACGCGAGCGGAGGCGGCGGAGGCCGCGGAAACGACGCGCGCGGCGGCGGCGGAGGCGGCGAACGCAACAAACATCGCCACGAATAGCACGAACATCGCGGCGGAAGTGGCGCGGGCGGAGGCGGCGGAGTCGGGGTTGGCGCCGATTGCGTCGCCGGTGTTCACGGGAACGCCGAAGGCGCCGACCGCGGCGGCGCTCGATGCGTCAACGAATCTTGCGACGTCGGCGTATTGCGACAGAGCGGTTGCGGCAGCGGCGTTTTCTGTGGGCGCGTCCGGAACCGCGGTGTTGCGAAACGCGAAACCGATTCCCTGGAATTTTCAATTCCCCGTTCCGCAGAGTGTTCCAACGGTCCTAAGTCTTTCGGCGGTTACGTTTGCTCCTACTCCGTTGTTTCAAAACACGTATACGTGGGCATTGGTTTCGGGGCCTTCTCCGACGTTGGGGCAGATAATTACCATCACCGGAATGTTCAACGCGGGGAACAACGCGCCATCCCTTTTAATCATGGCGATCACGGGCGCGGGCGGATCGTCGGGAACGTTGACGGTCGATCTGGCGGGAACGGGAGTAACACATTCGGGCGATACGGGAACGGGAACGATTTTGCTAGGCGCGCCGAATACGGTTCTTAGCATATCGGGCGTGACGTTTGCGACTCCGTTCAATACGTACACTTGGACGCTTGTTTCGGGAGCGTCGCCTGCGATCGGGCAAGTGGTCTGTATCGCGGGGATGACAACGAACGGGAACAATTTAGCAAGTGGTCAAGTCATAGTTGGGTTGACGGGCGCGGGCGGATCGTCCGGAACGTTGACGTGTTATCTGTCGGGGGGTTCAACGCATTCCGGCGATACGGCGGTAGGTGCGATTTTCACGAAGGTTTTGTATACGTGTCCCGCAAATCGGCGGTGTCTCGTACCCACCTATCCGTTTATCGTTTTTCCGCTGAATTCGAGCGCCACTATGTCGGTGGGCATCGAATTGTTCGACGCAAGCGGAAATTTTTACGACCTAGGAATAAAGGGCGTAGGTAACAACGGCGGGCAAGTGAGTTTAGGTCTTGTGAGCTATCTGATTTTGGAGCCGGGAGATTCGCTTGTGTTGTCAGCGACCGCGGCAGCGAATTTTTTCGGCGGGGCGATCGAGTTCGACAGCAATTCCCAGATTCGATTTGTAAAAATGGTTATCCCGACGAACGCGTATACGACGGTGTACACGGCACCGGCGGGCGGGGCGATGATCTCTGCGGGCGGCGGACTGCAGGCGGGCGCTGAAATCGGTTTCCTTGCAAATTATGTGGCGAGCGGAAATATGACTCCTGCGGTGCAAGCGGTGATCGGCGGAGTTACGGTTCAATTCGGCGGAACATTTAATCCGTCTGCGGCGCAGACGGTTGGACTTCTGCAAAACAATTCGGCGGGTCCTACTTACTGGTTTTTGGCGGCGGGCGATTCCCTTGTGATAAAGCCGGGGCTGGCGCCGCCGGCGGGGGTGAATCCCGGCGTGATCTGGTTCGGCGCGGTAGTGAATGAGGCAATCAGTTGACGATCCGCGAACAAATTATTCTAGCGGCCTGCGGGTATCTCCTCGCCGGCGCCGCGTCGCCGAGTTTGTACAGCAGCAGCTCGGCGGGCCCGGCGCCGGTTCCCGGGCTCGCGGTTCACCGGGAGCGAACGCGGCCCCTCGAGGCGGACCGGTTGCCCGCGGTCCTGCTGTATTCCGAGGACGAGGAGCCGTCGCCGATCGGATCCAGGCGCGATGCCCCGTTGACCGAGCGCGCGTTGACGCTGAAGGTGGAATGCCGCGCGCAGGGATCCCAGACCACGCCTCCGGATGCTGCACTCGATCCGGTTATCGCATGGGTGCTCTGGCAGATTTTGAATAATGAGAAATTCGGTGGTCTGGCGAACGGCGTCTCAGAAGGAAAGACGAGCTGGACCTCGAAAGAAGGCGACACGGTGTTAGCGGCGGCGGCGATTCATTTCACCGTCAAGTACCGGACGAGCAGGACCGACCCGAGCTCGAGCCACTAAAAAAGGAGCGAAAAAATGCAACCTCTGGTTTATCCCTTGGAGTACGTACCGATGCTCGGTAAAGGGCTCGTCATGTTCGATCAGTTCGACGCGAACGGGCTCCCCACCGGGTTTATGGCGGTTGGGAACGCCACGAAATTCGGCGCAGAAACCAAAGACGATATCGCCGAGCAGTACGGAAGCATCAACGCGAACGCGGCGCTGATCGCGACCGCGCTGAAAAAGCGGCAAATCAAAATGACCATCGAGGGCACCGATTTCAAAAGCGACGTGATGGCGCTGGCGCTGATGGGCGGGTCCAAAACCATAGTGTCCACCGCGGCGGCCACCGTCACCGCCGAGCAGTTGGTTTCGGCGACGGCGACCCACGCAGGCCGTTTTTTCTACACCCAAAAAATGAACATCGACAACACCGCGACTCCGCCGGTGCTGACTAACGGCGTCACGGTGCTGGTGGAGGGAACGGACTACCTCTGCGTGGACACCGAATCGGGCGCGTTTTATTTCCCCGTCACCACGTCTGCGGTTGACGGTTCCGCGACGACGATCACCTACCACACCGTGGTGGGCTCACAGGACGTCGTGGCTATGGGAACGAAGCCGCAGTTGACGGGCGCTTTGAAGTTTTCCCCGGATCCAACGGACGGACAGAAAATCGGCCTCGATATCTGGAAGCTGAATCTGTCGCCGACCGGAACGATCCAGTTCATCGCGGACGAGTATGGGAACTGGTCGATGGACGGCCTGGTGCTGGACGATTCGGTTGCTCACCCGACCGAGCCGTTCGGTCACGCGACGTTCCTGAAGTAAAAACTTCCACCGCGCGGCGGCCTGCGCAGTTGCAGGCCGCCGGCGGGGAGAACAAAAAAATGGCGGACGAAACTTTCACGCTGGACGGGCGGCAGTTCTTTGGCGTCAAGCAGAACCTGACGGCGGCGCAGGACAACTACCTCCTGTATTGGCTGGGCCAGGCGGGCGCGACGGATGTTCTTCTCAATCTGGCGTCGGGGGTCAAGCCGGAGTCGAACGCCATCGCTCTCCTGCAGAAGATTCTGGGCAGTGGTTACGCGTCGAACGTGCTCGCCGGCGTCCTGACCGAGTCAGAAAAGAAGTGGAGCAGGGACGAGGCGGGTCGGAACGCGAAAATCTTCGACGACATAACCGACGTCGGGGAAAAAACCATCATGCGGAGCGCGCTGGTCGGATTGGTGGCTGATTTTTTTTTACTCGCGGAAGTATCACGGACGACTTCCCCGAAATCTTTAAGCCAGAACGAAACGGCCCCCGCTACCGTGAGCGAGGCAGTTGCGACCTCGGAACTTTTGGCGGAATCATCCGACAAGTTGCCGGCCACGACGCAGAGCGAATCGACCGGGTAGTCAACTGGCCGTTGCGGGACTTGTTCCTCGCGTTCGTCGAATACCTCCGAGCCAGCGCGCGCGAGAACTACCACGTCGAAATGATCGTCTGGGCGCTCACCGCTCCGCATCGAAAGCATCCCGGGAGGCCACCGGACATCCCGAGCATTCTGAGGTAGGATGCACAGCCTTATGAGACGACAACGACTCGAAGGTAAGAGATTTGGGAAATGGAAGGTGCTCTCTTTCGCTGGAGTGCGGGGCACCCATTCCTATTATCGCGCGCGGTGCGCCTGCGGAACCCGGCGGACTGTAGAGGCCTCAACCCTACCAAACGGGATCTCTAAGAGTTGCGGCTGTCTGAGAGCTGCCATTCCAAACGTCCGCAACACGACCCATGGGATGAGCAAAACTCCTATCTATAGGTGCTGGGGGCAGATGCTCGATCGGTGCCGAAACCCGCGAAGCGGTGGGTTTCGGAATTACGGAGGGCGCGGGATTCGCGTCTGCGCTCGATGGGCGAATTCCTTTCTAGCGTTCTATCGCGATATGGGGTTGCGCCCGCGGGGGCTCTCACTGGACCGGCGGAACAACGACGGCGATTACCGACCGGGCAATTGTAGGTGGGCTACTGCATCGGAGCAGCGGATAAATCAGCAGCGGAGGAACAAGCGTGCCTGATGCCCCTGAAATAAAGATACAGATAACGGCAGAAGACCAAGGGGTCGCTGCCGCCATAAAGAACCTCACGGCCAACCTCACCGCTCTGAAAGACAAACAAGCCGAAGTTGCGGGCAGCACCACCGACCTCAAGGGCGCGATGCAGGGCCTCATTTCGGTCCTGGCGATCGAGCAGTTCGCGGCGTTCGGAAAACAGGTTTTCGATAGTGGCGTAAAAATCGCGAAGCTGGCTCAGGTCACCGGGATCTCCGCGGAGACTTTGTCGGTGTATGCCCAGGCGACCAAGAACGCCGGCGGCGACGTCGACGCGATGAAGAGCGGTATCGATAAGCTGGCGCTGGTGGTGACCCAGTCGGAGCAGGGGAACCAGCGAAGCGCGAAAGCGCTCGCGCTGATCGGATTGTCCGCGAAGGACTTCATCGGGCTCAATTTCGATCAGAAGCTCCGGAAGGTGACCGACACCCTGGCCTCGATGCCGCCGGGTGCCCAGAAGGTTGCGGCGGCGAACAAGTTGTTGGGCGATGGCGCGGAATCTCTCTTACTGGCGTTTCAAGAACTGGCCGGCGACGGATTCGACCGGGTGAAGCAGCAGGCGGAAGAGATGGGCACACTGCTTTCGACCCAGACCGCCCAGGACCTCCTCGCGACGGAGGGGGCGCTCAAATCTCTCAAGGAATCCGCGGAAGGCGTCACCCAACAATTCGAGAACGGTTTCCTGCCGGCGTTGACCGATGTCGCGAACGCTCTAGTCGCCAGCGTCGCCGGGAAGGGTGGCGACGGTTTTAAATCGCTCGGCGCAATCGCGGGCTCGGTTTTCAAATTTATCGTTGAAGTCGCAATGGGTGCGGCGGATACGCTGGGCCGCAACGCTGCGCTGATTGGCGCCCACGTCATGAACCTGATGGTGGAGATGAAGAATCTCGTCACTCAGGGACTCAAGGCTGCGGGCACCGCTTACGAGCAAAGCGAATTCGCGGACGAGCAGCGAATCAATGCGGATTTCGACGCGCGCGAGGCGGCGATAGAAGGTCAACTCCAAAATGCGGACGCGCGAAACCAGGCCGCCCAAGCGGCACGTGAGGCCAAGGCAAAGGTCCCGACGGGGAAGGACCCGGGGCTCGTGGATCAATCTGCGGAACAGGCGGCGCTGAAAAAACAGGAGCAAAACGACGCAAAGTACGCGCTAGCGCAGAGCTCGCAGGTTAAAGCGATCACGTCGGGGCTGGAGCTGCTGAAATCCGAAGCATCGCAGCGTGAGGCGATTGATAAGAGCAGTTTTGACCGTGGGATCATCACGCTCACCGAATACTACGCGTCGCGGAAATCGGAGCTCGAACGCGCGGGCGTCCAGGAGATCGCCGCCTTAAAGGAGCAGATCGCAATCCAACAAGCGACGCGGACCAGGGCGAACCTCGAGGCCGCTCGAGATACCCGCGAAGCAGGGAAACCGGGAATGCTGGCCCCGGAACAGATGGCGTATCAGGCGCAGGCGGCGAAGGAGCAGGAGACGGCAGCTCGCGCGACCCAAGCGATCGCGGAGCTGACCGCTAAAATTACCCTCACCAGCTCGCAGACCGCGGCGAAGATGACCGAGGAGGATGAGTCCCGGAGGAAAGCGACGGTCGAGCAGGCGCTCAAATTAGCGGGGTATACGAAGGAGATCTCTGACCTGCAGGGTCAGACGACAATAGGCGCGAAAGCAGAGGCCGCGGCGAAACGAGAGGAATACGCGACGCTTCTTGCGTCGGCGCCAAATGCGACGAAGGACGATTCAGCGGCGAAACTGGCGAAATACGACGAGCTCATAACGGCCGTTGCGACCTACAACGAGACGCGCGTCCAGGGCGAAACCGCGATGAAGGCTCTTGACGATGCGCGCGCGGAAATCGAGCTGAAAGTAAAAAGCGGCCAGATTTTCGAGGTTCAGGGCCAGCAATTGATTCGCGCGGAAGAAGCAAAAAGATTGCCGGGCCTGCGAGCGATCCAGCAGGCGGAACTAGCGGCGGCGATCGCGTCGGGGAACGAAGCGGACAAACAGGCGGCGCTGGATTTTGGAAGGGCGCTGGATCAGGTGGGATTGGACGCGAACCAGGCGGAGCAGCAGATGGCGACGCTAAAAAAAGGAATCGAGTCCGGACTCACGGGCCCGCTGGAACAATTTTTCGATTCGGGGATCGAGCACGCGCGGAACATGCAGCAGGCGTTCGCCGGACTCGCGGACTCCATCGTTTCCTCGATTCAAAAAATGGTTACGCACATGCTGATTCAGATCGCCACCCAGAAGCTGATGGCGGCGTTTCACAAGACCTCGGAGGTCGCTGGCGGCGCTCCGAAAATTGCGGAGGCGCAGGCGGCGGGAACGGCGCAGGCACTTCCGTTGCAGGCGGCCGCGTTGGCGTTGAAGACCTCCGGAATCGCGGTGAGCGCGAGCGGGACGGGAATTGTGACGGGCGCGACGGCGCTGGGTGTCTCGAGTTCCGGGTTGATGACCGCGGCCGCGGCGCTCAGCCTGGCGGCGATTCAGTTAGAGGAGGCGGCGACCCAGGAAGAGATGGCCTCCGCGGCCTCCGGTGGGATGGCCGGCGGCGGGCAGGTCCCGGGAAGGGGCAGCTCGGATTCGGTCCACGCGATGTTGACCCCTGGCGAATTCGTGCTGCGGACGGCCGCGGTGCGCGCGATCGGGGTGACCGCGCTGCATGCGATGAACCGGGGGTTGAGCATTTCGGCGCCGATCACGATGGCGGCTCCGGCGCGCTTCGCGGAGGGCGGCCTGGTGGCGGGAACCGGCGCGGGATCCAGCCCGGCGCACGTCCACATGCAGATCGGTTTGGAGGAAGGGCTGGTGGTGAAGCACATGGCCTCGCGCGCGGGCGGTAAAGTGGTGATCAACCATCTTGCGAACAACCCGAAAAGCGCGGCGAAGGCTATCGGCAGGAGCAGTTAATGGCGACCCAGACCGGAACGGCGTCAAGCTACCTCGATCTCCTGGCGCAATTTCACACGTTTGTTACCGGGCTGTCCGGCGGCATGGCGTGGACCGCGCTCCGGACGGCCGCACCGGAGTACATCTGGAGCGCGCCAGGCTCGCTCGGCTCGCCGGCGGATCCCCTGATCATCGGTGCGAAACCGTTCTCTAACGTTCCCGCGGATTATTACAATTGGAGGCTCGGCGGGTTCCTGTCCTATGACGCGGCGCTCGCGTTCGAAGCCCAGGAAGGGTACGTAAACGCTGCGGGGAGCTCCTCGCCGGTTTTGAATCTGTGGAATGCGTCTATACCGTACCGTTTTTATGCGACCGGGCGCCGGGCGATCATTCTGGCCCAGGTTTCGACGGTGTACGTGGTCTGCTACCTCGGATACCTGTCGACCTACGTTGCCCCTGGCGCGTTCCCCTACCCGCTCCTAGTGGGCGGCTCGATGGCGTGGGACGTGGTTCCGGAGCCGGTGGCGACCGACGCGCGCTGGCGCTGGAGCTACAACGGGAACGAGATCGCGAATTTCCCGATTTGTTCGGGCGCGCTCTTGAACCCATACGGCAGCCAGCTCCGGATGCGCAAGCCCGACGGGAGCTGGCCGGGGTTCAAACCATCAGTCGTCTCGCCCCCCGGCGCTGCGGTTGGAAAAATCTGGCCGTATGGCAATTTCGGAAACGACCAGGCGGCTAACTGGCAGACGAACCTCGACGGGACTTATACGTTGCTCCCGATTGTTTTGCACGATTCAACGCCCAATGTTTATGGCGAGCTCGACGGGATTTTTGCCGTCACGGGCTTTGGGAACGGTGCCGGGAACATCTTGACGGTCGGCGGGGTGAATTTTTTCGTCGTTCCCAATATTTTTCGCACTTCGCAGACGAACTACTTTGCGCTCAAAGAGGCTTAGGCATGCCGACTCTAAATGGAAGTGCGACCGGGCCCGTCGATTTGCTGCAGCAGCTCAACACGTTTCTGACCGCGAACGGCTGGAATTCCGACATGACCGAGGTCGACGGGGTCGGGTGGCGGGCGCATATCGATCGCGGCGGGGTGTTCGCTCATCTGCGGGCTCAGGTGAATGAACCGGAGCCGTTTCAGGACAACGGCGGCGCAAACGGCTATTCCGTTTGCCTTTACCTCGGGAGCGCTTTCACTTCCGCGAACGCGTGGAACAACCAGGTCACCGGTGCGCCGCTCGAGTCCGCGACCCCAACCAAACCCGTCGGCGTTGGGATGCGGTTAACCGCGGCGGCGATTCCGAACTATTGGTTTTTTACCGATACCGCGGGCGACAACGTGGTGGTGGTGGTCGAGAATTCCTCAGGCATTTTCAATCACCTTGGTTTCGGAGTGTCGCTTTCGAAGGTTGGCGCGTACACCGGCGGCGCGTATTTTTTCGGGGTGTGGGATGGGTGCAACTGCCACCAGGCGACCGGCCAGCCTGGCGACGCGTCCACGATCACCGCGAATTGCCCGGGCTGCACCAACGACCCGTATGCCGGCGCGACCTGGTTTGTCCGCGCAGACGTTGATTCGTTCGTCGGGAAATGGATCTGTGGAAGCGATACCACCACCGACCAGAACGGGTACACCGGGAAAAACGGCGCCGGGCCTGTCGGTGGGTTGTTCACCGTGCAGCACACCCAGTTCCCTTCGTACTACGAAACCTATGGGGAACCTGGCGATTTCCAGGCGGAGCAGGTCAGTGCAATCGACGGCCGCGCGAACCTCTTGCCGATTCCTTTCTACGTCCAGCGCGACGGGGTTGGCGCCGGCTATTCGATGCTGGGATCCCTGCCCCTTGTTTTCGTCTGCAGCGGGGTTGGCCAGGGCTACTCCCCGGGGAGCACTTACGTGTTGGGCGCCACGACCTACACGGTGTTCCCGATGTTTAGTGTCATTACCGAGTAAGGAGAACTCCAAATGCGAGCGAGACTGCAGCTCAAAGGTCGGCGTTTTGGCAAGTGGTCTGTGGCACGGCTTCATCATGTTGAGAGCGGGCGCACAATATGGCTTTGCAAGTGTGCGTGCGGTAGCTCCCAGACCGTAGCTGGCTACAGTCTGGTGCGAGGTGATTCGAGGAGCTGCGGCTGCGGCAGACCTGGAAACCTAATTCATGGGATGCGCCACTCGCCAGAATACCAAGCGTGGTGTGGCATGATCGCTAGGTGTACGAATCGCAAAGATAAGTCGTGGGAAAATTACGGAGGTCGGGGAATCAGGGTTTGCGTCCGCTGGCGCAAATCCTTCGCGGCATTCTTCAAGAACATGGGACGGAGGCCCAGTCGTAGGCATTCGCTGGACCGTCGAGAAAACGACGGGAACTACACTCCACAAAATTGTCGTTGGGCGACCAGATCACAGCAAAATAGAAATCAGCGCAGGTGGTTGTAGAGAGTGAGTGTCGCGCAAATCCTCGCTTTTCCCGGCCGCATAAGCGCCAAGGGCACCGTCGCGACGATCACCAACGCGGTACTCACCGCGGGCGGTTTCCCCCTGTCGAAAATGAGCGGACCGCTCGCGGCGACCAGCGCGGGCCCGGGCGCGAGCGTAGTGGTGACGGCAACCAAAGCGGCCGCGCTCCTGCTGATGTTCGGCGGGCAGTTATTCGAGAAAATCATCGTCACCCCGCGGGTATCAAACCTCGAATTCGTGTTGAGCTCGACCACCTTCCCCGTTGAGGTCTGGAACACACACCACGATGCTTCGGAGAGCCTGACCGCGATCGCGATTACGGGCCAGGGCGGGTTGACGGTCACTAACCCGTTCACTTTTCCCCTGGTGATCGGGCCGAAGGGTTCGGTCATTTTCGAAGTGGCGGTTCCGAGCGCGGGCGATGTCGCGATCGCCGAGGACATCGATTTTGTTTTCACGGGAATCAGCGGTACGGATCTGCGGGTTACGGGCTCGAGGATCCTGGTGTTCAGTGTGGCGCCGGATTGGGCGGAAGGAATCGAGGAGACCATCTCGTATCTCACCGACGTCATGAAAATGTACGACGACTCGGAACAGAGGCGAGGCCTCCGGACGCTTTCCAGGCGCGGTTTAAAGTTTCGCGCGTTGACGTTGACAGCTCGGAATGCCGCGGGCCTCGAGTCCCTGATCTGGGGATGGCAGCACCAACCTTTTTGTGTTCCGTTCTGGCAGGAGGCGCAACCCCTCACGGCGCCGGTTTCGGCCGGGCAGTTTAGCGTGGAGGTGAACACGGTTGACCGGCTGTTCGCGGTGGGCGGGGTTGCGATCATCTGGACGGATGAATTCACTTTCGAGGCGCTGACCGTCGCCGCGATCGAGCCGGGCTCTTTATCCTTCACCGCTCCCACGCAGTCTGCATGGGCCGCCGGCGCGTTCGTGGTTCCCGGGTTCCTGGCGCGGATGCCTAAGAAATTGTCGGTGGGGAGAAATTGGAGCGGGAGCGACCAGTTGGATGTCGCGTTCGAGGGGGAGGCGCAGCAGATCGGTCCGCTGCCGGCCGCCGCGCTCACCCAGTTTAAATCGTTCGACGTTTTGGAAGTTCCCCCGAATTGGGTTAACGGGTTAAAGCGGGAATACGATCGGACGATGGATACGCTCGACCCCGGGCCTGGCCCGTTGACGGTGATCGACCACAGCGGCGTGCCGGTTGTGGACCACGAGCTGCCGTGGTGGATTGATACCCACGCGAAGATCACCGCGTTCCGCGCGTTCGTCCTGGCCCGGTACGGGCAGCTCAACCCGTTCTGGTGTCCGACCTGGGATCAGGATCTGGTGCTGAACGAGGACGCCTCGAGCGGGGCGGCGTTCCTGGTGATCAGTTTCGTGAATTATGCTCGGTTCTTCTTTCCGACTATCGCGCGGCGGTACCTCGCGCTCATCTCGAGAACCGGAGCTCCGAATGCTTACGTGGAAGTGACCGGCGCGGTGAATAACGGAAACGGAACCGAGACGTTGACGCTCGGTGCTCCCCTGGGCGCCGCGGCGCCGGCGGCGACCACGATGGTTTCGTTTCTCACGTTCGGCCGGCAGTCGGCCGACGTTGTCACAATCAAGTGGGAATCCACGGAATACGCGGAGACCGCGCTCGGGATCCAGGAGCTGCCACAGGAGATCCCCTCGTGACCTATACTTTGCTGGAATCGAGTGTGGCCGGCTCGAAGCCGTTCGAGCTGTATTTATTTCAGGGTGTCGGGGTCAACTACGCGGTGACCTCGTGTGATGTGGCGATCGAATACGAGGGGAACACCTACCAACCCACCACGGTTTCCCGCGATGAGGTCGACATGTCGAGCGAAGTCTCGAGCGGGCAAACGAAGGTGTACCTCCCGGCGAGCCATCCGATCGCGGCCCTGTTCATTCCCTACCTGCCAACGTCGCAGATCGATATCACGATTTTCGCCGGGCACCTGGGCGACGACGAGATCTTCGTGGTTTTTTCTGGAACGGTCGCGAGCGGAAGGTTCACCGACCAGGCCGAGCTCGTTTGCAATTCCGACCAGTACAAACTCCAAAACAAAATTCCGCGGATTCTCTACCAGTCGGTGTGTGCGCATATTTTCGGGGACTCCGGCTGCACCAAAGTTGTGCCCACGTTCCCCGGGGTGGTGAGCGCGATCTCCGCAGACGGGACCGAGATCACCGTTCCGGCGTTCGCGGCGCTCTCCGCGCCCCTGGTGGCCGGCTATTTTATTCGCGGGAACGACATGCGGGCAATCGTCGCGCAGGTGGGGGATGTGATCACTCTCAGCGCGGGAATCGCGGACCTCGAGGTCGGGGATGCGTGTGTGGGGAAGGCCGGGTGCCAGGGCACGTTCACCGCTTGCGTGTTTTACAACAACGTCGACCATCTCCTGGCGTTCGATCTCATCCCACTTGTGAATCCGTTTTCGGATTCGATCACCTAAAGGAGTTCGGCGATGCCGGGCACGAAAGGAAATCAGAATCGGGGCAGGCTACAGTTAAAGGGGAGGCGGTTCGGGATTTTGCGAGTAATCCGGTTTTCTCACGTTGTCCAAGAAACCCCCCAAAACTCAAGGTCTGTATGGCTTTGCAAATGTGCTTGCGGCCGGTCCGCGAAGGTCAGCGGCCATAATTTAGTGCGGGGCAACTCGAAGAGTTGCGGTTGCCGGAGGTTCGGGGCGGGCCGAAAAACACACGGCATGTCCGATACGCGTGAGCACCATTCGTGGAAGGGAATGATTCAGCGATGCACGAATCGGAGAACCCCGGCGTGGAAAGATTACGGCGGCCGGGGAATTCGTATCTGCGCGCGTTGGCGGCGATCCTTCGCGGCATTTTTCGCCGACATGGGCAGGTGCCCGAGTCGGCGGCATTCGTTGGACCGTTGGCCGAACAATGACGGAGATTATTCGTCCAAAAATTGCAGGTGGGCTACGAAGTCAGAGCAAGCGAGGAACAGGCGGAGGCCCACCTAGTGTTCTGGCTTGTTCTACTTCTCTATGTCGCGACCACGGTCATCGGCGAGCTGCTCAAGCCGAAGACGCAGAAGCCCGCGGCCGGAGGCCTCGGCGATTTCGATTACCCGACCGCGCAAGAAGGGCGCGCGATCCCGGTGGTGTATGGCACGGTCAAAATCAAAGGCGGAAACACAGTCTGGTGGGGCGACCTGAAAGTCGTTCCGATCAAGCAGAGCGCCTCGATCATCTCCTTCTCCTCGACCCTGGTGGGGTTTCGGTATTTCATCGGGGTTCAGTACGCGCTGTGCTGGGGTGTCGTCGACGAGCTCATCCAGATCAACGCGGACAAAAAGTCGGTTGCCTACACCGACGCGATCCAATACAACGGGAACGGTTCCGAGGATTATCACCAGCTCACCTGTACGGCCGCGACGCTGTTCGGCGGGATCAATCTGTACGGTGGCCAGGGCGGGTTCACCGGGATCATCGATTTTTATCGCGGGCTCCAGACGCAGCAGCCGAACGCGTACCTGACCTCGAAGCAGGGGCGGATCCTGACCCCGTTCACCGGGCTCGCCTATACCTACACCGGCGTGGGAAATGGAACGCTCACCGATATGTCCGGCGGCGCGTTCGCGAAAGCCGAGACGATCACGATCACGGCTATCGGCATCGATGCGAACGCGGAGCACTCGACGTTTCAAAAAATGAAGTTTCAGGTCACCGGGTCTGTCTCGGGAAATATCACCGCGAGCGCGGCGAATCCGGACGGCTCGTATGCATGTTGGGCGGACCAGGCTTTTTCTTCCGCGGAATTTAACGCCACGGTGACCACCGGCTCGACGCAGTACGGGATCGGGGACGCGTTCACTTTCACCACGCTCCATTCCCATCTCGCCCCGTCCTACAAAAAAATCTGCTACGCAGTTCTGGAAGGCTGCTATATCGGAACGCAGAACTACCCAAAAGAGATGGAGTACATCATCCGGCGTACTCCGGATCCGTTCCTGCAGGGCCCGGGTGTTTCCAATCTCGCCGGCGACGCGAACGGCGCGCTGGCCATATATGACTTCATGACCGATCCCGATTTCGGCCTGGGGATCCTTCCGGCAAAATTCAACGCGGCGACCTGGCAAGCGGTGGCGGCGACGCTCGCGGCGGAAGGCCTGGGAGTGGCTGTGCAGTTCGATACTCCGGATGCCGCGGACACCCTGGTCGCGGATATCCTTCGGCACATCGACGGCGTGGTCTATTCCGATCCGCAAACCGCGCTCTGGGAGATCAAGCTCGCCCGGGCCGACTACGTGGTGGCCGACCTGGTGACGCTGGACACTTCGGCGATCGTCGGGAAGGTGGACTACCAGCGCGGCTCCTGGCAGGAAACCACCAACCACATCGTGCTGAGTTATGTCGATAAGAATTCCGATTTCAATGTGCGATCGGTGCAGGCTTACGACCCCGCAAATATCGCGGTGACCCAGGAGGTCCGCTCCGAATCGGTCGATTACAAATCACTTTCGAATTCCGCGACCGCGCAGCAGGTGCTCGCGCGCGTCCTGAGCACGTTCGCGTTCCCGTTGGGCAAGCTCAAGGTCGAGGTGAACCGCAACGCGTGGAATTTCCGCATGGGCGGCGTTTTTATTTTCACCTGGCTCCCGCTCGGGATCGCCGGGATGATTTTCCGGGTCACCCACATCGGGTATGGGGAGGTCCGCTCCGGAAAAATCACCATCGACGCGGTGGAGGATATTTTCGGAGTGGCGGACGCGGCGTTCATCTCCCCGCCCGTGTCGGGATGGATTAACCCGGCGGGAGCTCCGCCGGCGCCGGCGCTGCAGACGCTCCTCGAGCTCCCCTACCACCTGATGGTGCTCCTGGGCCTCGAGGCCGGGATCTGGGAGATGGCGCTCGCGGTCCGCGGCGATCAAATCTGCACGTCGTTTCAAATCTGGCTAAGTGTCGGGACGTACGAGGAGAGCGAACCGTTGGCGCAGTTCGTTCCCGGCGCGACCCTCAACGCGGCATACCCGATCGGAACCCTCGCGACCGATACCGTGGGTTTCACGGTGACCGGGACCGTGGATGAAACAGTTTTGCCAACGGGCGGAACCGCGGCGCAGTTGGACGCGGGATCTTTCCTCGCGCTGATCGATGAGGAAATCATTGCGTACCAGGGCTATGTCGATAACGGCGATGGCACCTTGACGTTCTCTCCCGCGATTCGGGGAGTGTTCGATACGGTTCCCGCGGCTCATGCGGCCGGCGCGCCGGTTTTCTTTTTCGACGGGGGAGCGCCGTTGACCAAGGCGGTACCGGAGGCCGTGGACTTATCCTTCCACGCGAAATTGCTCCCCAGCAACGGCTCGCTCACGTTCCCGATCGCGACGGCGTCGGAGCTCGCGCTGGTGACCAACTCCCGGTTCGCGCGGCCCTACCCGCCGGGAAATCTTTTGATTCAGGGCGGCGCGTGGGGGGTGGTTCCGAATCCCGCGGCCGGCGATCTGTTTTTTTCATGGGTCGGAAGGAATCGGTTGACGCAAACCCCGACGGGCCTGGTGGTGGCGCAGGACGCGCCGAATATTCCTAGCGAGGGGACGTCCTGGCTGGTGGTGGTGAAAGTCGGCGGGGTGGTGATGCATTCCGACGTTTCCTACTTCCCCTCATACGCTTTTACGGCAGCGCAGCGGGCGCTCGACAACCCGGATATGACGCAGCTCGTGGAGATCGATCTGTACACGCTGAATGCGGCGGGGTTGCAAAGTTTTTATCCGCAGACGTTTCAAACGGTGATGAGTGGCGCGGTCGGTCCGGTGGCGCCGGCTCCGCCTCCGCCGTTGCTTCCGCCTCCGGTGGTTCCGGCAGGGCCGACGGGGAATTATCAATTTTCGACCAAGTGGACATTCGCAAACGTGCCGGGCACGATCGCGAATCCGAACAACGTTACGGACGGGAACCCGGCGATGTTCGCGGGGTTCGCGGCGCCGTCGGGCGCGACGTCCGGTTATTCGCAGGCCCAGGCCCAGTACCGGAATCCCATGAACGGCGCGTTTACGAAGGGTCCGGCGGCGCCGGCGTCGATCACGTTCCGCTGCACTTACGAAATAACGATCAGCGACCTGATCAGCGCGACCCAGAACAGCGCGGCGGATGCTTATGCGTTGGCGTTGACGAACGGAAACTCGACGACCATGCCGCAGGTGATGCTCTACCTGGCGAACGCGGCCGGCGGGTTCGATTGGTACTACACCCAAATCACGGATCAGGGCCCGGTGGTGAAGGTCACGGTCGACACGTCGTTGCCAACCAGCACGGATATCTCCGGACTTCAGTTTGGGGTGTTCGTCGATTCCAAGGCGGACGCGACCGCGGGCAGTTGCGTGGTGAACGTGTATGAGGCCTATTTCATCATCGCCTGAAGGGGGATCCGCGGATGCTGGTGCTCTTGATAATTTTGCTCCTGCTTTTCGGGGGTGGTGGTTTCGGGTACCGGCGGTGGGGAACTGGCGGAGGCCTCGGGGTGGTGGGCACCGTCCTGGTGATCATCCTGGTGCTCTGGTTCATGGGCGCGATCCGGTAAAACCCCGTAATTGACGGTTCGACCCCGATCTGACCCCATTTGGCACCCATTTGGCCCCGGTTTGCCCCTCCCAAAACGCGCTAGGAGCCAATATGAGCGATCCTGCTCCCAGTAGGTTCTAACCACCGGACCCTCGGTTTTGCGTTGGGGACGCTGGCGCGGAGCTCCGGGGCGCCTGGTTCTGGGTTCCGATGCCATTCATCGGTTGGCAATGGGTGTCAAGTTCGCGCCAGTTCCATAGCGGCGGCCGGGAATCGGGGTCACCCTAGTGGGGTGGCGGATCTCCTCTCGGTTTCGGATGGCAAATGGAAAACGGAACGGCTGTTACTTTGGGACGTAGTCCATCGGCTCGAGGACGCGCAAAAAAGGGAGAAGGAAAAACTCGAGGGGGATATTCGCGCTGCGCACGGGAAGATCCGTTCGATGGAGAGCTGGAAGTGGAAGGCGTGGGCGGCGAGCTCGGCGGCCGGGTTCCTGAGCATCGCGGTGGTCGAATTGTTGAAGCTGCTTTTCGTGAAGTAAAAATCTGAAGGGGGAAAACGAAGATGCGGATTATTTTCTTCATGGTGGCGTCCGGGTTCACGGGTGTGGCGATCGGTTACGCATTGAAGGCGTGGATTGGAGTGAAGAAAGCGGCGTTAGAAATCGACCTGAAGTCCTGGCGGGCCCGGCTCGATTCCGCATTGACCGCGGATGAGGCGACGGCCAAGCGCGCGGTGACCTCGGTACTCGCGGAAATCAAAGCGAAGCTCTGATTGTGTTTCCGTACTCCAGCCGGGTGATGCCCCTCCTGACGAAAATTCTGCACTGGCACGTCAGTGCGGTTTCCGAAGATGACGGCAGCGCATCGAGCTCGCGCATCGGCATGCTCGCGGTGATTGGCTCGGCTTGTTTTTGCTTTGTTTTTTTCGTGGTGAAAACTCACCAGATGCCGGACGGCGGGCAGCTCCTGGGATTGTCCAGCATCATTACCGCGGGCGCATCGCTGTACGGTTTGAACGCGTGGAAAAACCGGGCGCAGGTGTGCGACCCGAATAAGGGGAACGACAATGCTAACCCGAACCCATCTTGAATTCCTGGCGGTGCTGGTGGTGATCGCGGGCTTGTGGTTTGGCGTGAAGTCCTGGCGCGCGCAGCGCGAGGCTCGCGAGACGGCCGAGGCCACGGTCCAACAAAACGCGAAGGTGGCCCAGGTGGCCGGCGACCAGGTGAAGGCGCTGCAGGGGAAGATCGATGCGCGCGATGCCGCGGAAGCGACCCTCGAGCAAAACATCCGGACGGAAACGGCCGCGGCGAAAACTCCCGCGCAGATAGACAAGTATATCCAGGCGCGCCTGGCGCCCGGGGAATCGATCGGGATCCCGGCGCCGACGGCCGCCAACCCTCTCCCCGCGGCGGAAATCGAAATCCCCCAGGCGGATCTGCCGGCGCTCCGTGACCAGATGGCGGAGTGCGAGCTGGACAAGACCGGGCTGTCGGAATGTCAGGCGGTCCGGCTCGACGAAGCGGCGAAGGAAAAGGCGGCCGGCGAAAAGCTCTCCGCAGTCTCGAAAGAACGCGACGCGTACAAGCAGGAGCTCGCCGGCGGGACGTTCTGGAAGCGCACCAAAAAGGGCGCGGAGTTCATCGGGTTCGGCCTGGCGGCCGGAATTGCGGTGACCTGCGGGTCTGGACACTGTAAGAAATAGCGGTATAGTTTGCACGCATGAAGGTCTAAAGTTGCCATCGCCCCGATCCACGAGTCGGGGCGCGTTTGAAAAACGGGGCGCCGATTTGAATCCTCCCAAACTTTCGGCGCCTCACCCCCTGGGCTTACTCACTCGCGAATGCGGGTGTGTGCGGAGCCTGGCCGGGATCCGCGTCCGGCGCTGCGCAGGTCATGCCCCTCCGGAGAAGCGGACCGTTCGGCGCCGCGATCGCCTCGACATCGCCCGCGGGAACCCGGTGTTAGGCGCTGAAATCCCAAAGGTCACCGGCGCCCCTTCGGACTAGCTCGTAACTTCATGGTACGCAAGTACCATTGGTTGGGTCGGTTCCGGATGGGAAGATGGGGTGCAGAAAGAAAGCGCCCCGCACCAGTGCTAGAAACACTGATGCGAGGCTAACCAACAAAGTGAGGTGATTCACCGTGTTAGCTAACCAGATTTTACCCGATTTCCAGCTCCCCGAACAAAGGTTCCTAGCCAGCGAGTTGATCGGCGACGCCTACATGGGCGCCCTCGCAGCGGTCCGCGCGTTCGCAACCGCCAACCAGGCGAACCGCAAACTGCAGCGGGATCTGGACGAGAAGCTCTTCGCCGGCTTGATGGCGGTGCCAGCATGAGGACCTTCATCGTGACCGCGGTCTTCCCTGAAATGGACTCGGCGGACCAATGCCAGATCACGATGGTGGAGGCGACCACCTTCGATGCAGCCGCGGCCCGCGGGTATCGCGAGATCCGCCATTCGGAAGCTCTGGAGCATCTGTTCGCTGGGAAGCGGATCTCGGAAATCCGACTTACGGTTCAAGCGTTGAACGAAAAGTTTCCGACTCACTAGCATCAAAAAATCGCGGACGCAAAAAGGGAGCATGACATGACAGGTTACGGACTGATCGCAGTAGCGTTGATAATTCTGTACTTCGTTCCAGCGGTCCTGGGCAGGAAGAAACGAACGGCGAATTCGATCGCGATCGTGAACCTATTTTTTGGTTGGACGGTCATCGGTTGGGTGGGGTGCCTCGCGTGGGCGGCATCGCCGGACAAAAAGTAATCGTCCTGAGTACTACCGCGCAAACCGCGCGAAAGGGCTAGACTCGGTTTTTAATTCTGCCATTTTTTCTGACCCGGCTCTGCGGGAGAGAAAACCCAAGGGACCAGGGTCGCTGGCGAAGATGGCGGAGAATAGAACGGCGCCCCGCGCGCGGCCTGGGTTACGAGGACTCCGGCCGCGGGCGGGTTTTGTTTTTTGCGGGGGAAAAGGATGTGCCCATGAAAGTGTTCACCGTGACCGCTTTCTTTCCGGAAGTGAAGCCGGCTCACTCCGCCTGGCAGACGGTGACGGTTCCTGCCGGGGATCTGGCGGTGGCTGCTACCCGGGCGCTCCATGCGATCCGCCGGCGGCCTGGTGTCGCCGGGAAGCGGATCTCGGTGGTACAGCTCACGATTCGGGACTCGGGTGGGAAGGCGGAATAATTCTGTCCCGTGTCCCTGGGGTGTCCCGGGACGGCGGTGGGACGCGGGACGCTGGCGCCGGCTCCTGGTGCCATGTAGGTGCCCGCGGGGTGCAATTTCCTGGGTGCTGGCGCAACCCGGGTTTGTGTGTTTTCTTATGTTTACGTTGCCCCGCACGTCCCTGCAACCCCCGTTATTGGATTATGAGTCCACTGCTCTAACCAGCTGAGCTACGGGCCCGCACCTTCACAACATACTACACTGAAAAGACTTAGTGGATATATGCCACTTCGGCATGAGATTGCTCAGCAGCCTTGGTGCTACTTTTGGTGTCAGTTAGAGCTCCTGAAGTGCTTCCCGTCAGCAGTTCGACAGCGGCCAAGGTGTGCTTCGGGGCGAGATGGGAATAACGTACCGTCATTGATATGGTCTTGTGCCCCACTAATTCCTGCACGGTGCGGAGATCTACCCCGGCCATCACCAATCGGCTGGCAAATGTATGTCGGAGGCAATGCCCCTCCGTGTCAACATCTCTGAGACAGCAGTAGTACTCTTAATTAATGAGCAGGGCGAGAAAGAAAAAGGAAGAGATGAACGGGAATGCTTTTGGTGTTCTTTCTCCAGGGGCTTTGGCTGGCGCGGAACGGA